AGTTAACACCTTGGTTAATTTAACGGGTTGGGATTAGCCTACCCCATACCATCCATAATCATTAGAAAATCCCTTAGGAATTTCTTTGAGTATATCATCTTTATTGAGAATGTCAGTTTCTTTTATAACCTTGCCACCAATCCTGGATCTACCAGCAATAGGGATTAATCCAATATCAATAGCTTCATTTAAATACTTATCATACAATTCTTTAGGAAGCCCTCTTGCTTTCATCTCATCTAATGTCATTATAATAACATTGTTATTAAGCATTTCAGAGTAAATTTGTCTTAATGCGCTTCTAGCTTTAAGCATATCTGCCGTATTAGCAAAGAACGCGTCGTGAATTGTAGAGGTTGGAACATTATTCTTTTTACCCCACAAATGAAATCTTTTAACAATTACAGCATCATTTGAATGATTGCCATTAACTGCAAAAGCTGTTCTAGCTTTTCCAGCGTCTGCTATATCGTTAATTTTACCTGATTTGTTTATAACTTGTTGCCACCAGGTAGCTTCTGTCTTTTGCGGTACTTGAAGAATATTAGTAGTCCAATTCCCATCTTTATCTTTATAAATTAACTTTTCTTCAAATGTCTGAGTAAAGTTCTGTTCAATTGTTTTACCATCAAAATTTACCCAAGGAACATTAGTCCAGCTTTTAGGTAATTTATTAGCATAAAATACTTCTAATTCAGTAATTGTTTTTAATTCTAGTAATTCGGTTTTCAAGTATTTAGCGCCAGTTCGTCTAGCCTCTGGTGTATCAATACCGTTGATGATTTCATCTAGTGTACCTCCAGGCTTCCAGAAACCAAATCGCTTTAAAACTTTTTCACTTATAGGCTCACCAGCTTTTATTCCAAATAAATTGCTAATAGAGTCCGGCAACACATAGCCCTTCTTTTTACTGCCTCTTAAAGCAACTTTAGCAATCGTCTTCCAATCAAAGTCGCTGTTAGAGGGTTTTGCATTCGTTATATAATCTTGAGCAAGTCTGCCAAAGTATCTGGTAAAATCTTTGAGAACTGGGACTTGTTCCGAAAGATATTCACTCATTATCTTTGCAATTTGTTTAAAATCTTCTGGTGTTATAACTTTATCGTAAGCCTTAGTCATCTTTTCAACTAAGTCTTTTGTTTTAGGATCTAAGAAATATAACTGATCTAAAATATCATCACCAGGATCGAGGCCCTTGTTAAAGATATCTTTAACGTTTTGTCTTAGTCTTCTTAAGTCCTCTGTAGTCTCTGGATCAAATTTTTCATATCTAGCAATCCTTGCACTAATCTCATTTAATACGGTCTCTCTGTCAGCTGCTTTAACAACTAATACATTCTCTTCTTTTCCTAGAATTTTAGATAGTTTCCCTTCTACATTTAAAGCACCAGTTCTTTCGCCTGCACCATAAAATGTAACCATGTTTTGTGCCTTAGCTGCTTTTCTAAGGTCTTTTTCGCTAAGTCCTAATTTCTCGTTTAACTTTCTAAATCTAGGATCATTGTAAGTTAATGCAGCAATTTCGTCGTATAGTCTTTTCTTTTGATTTGTAGGAACTACATTACTAAGCTCAGCTAGTTGTTTATTACGAGTTGTTAATGCAATAATTTGGGCTCCTGATGATGAAGCATCTTGTTCCATTGCTAGAGCAATATCGTAATCATTTAATGTTAACAATGAATTAGGGCGATAATCACCTTTTAAATAGTTATCAATCTTAGCTGTTTCTAAAGCAAGCCTAAAAAATTTATTTAATTCTTCACCATCAATCTTAGCAACAACATCAGATTCTAAAACAGCTCTAAGATCGTTTGGTTTCTTTCTCAGCATGTGATTGCCAATCTTTATAAGATCTGGCCTCCACTTTTCTGCTATTTTCTGTCTTCCAGTAATAGTAAGAGAGTTGTATCTGCCTTCAAACTCGTCACTCAAACCACCTAAGAAAGATCCAATTTGATCTTGAAGATTCTGGAACTCCTCTGGACTAAACTTTTTAGTTTCAGCCGTGTTTAAGAATGGCCTAAAAGTTTCACCAGACTGAGGGCCAATAAGGCCCCTATCATAGATCCTGGCACGATGATCAACGAAAGGATGATTGCTAAACGAATAACCTCTTTTACGAAGCCATTCCATCGATTTGAATCGTTCATAGGCATCACCTCTAGATGCGACATACTTCCTATATTCATTCAAGTCATTATACTTTTTGGCATTGCCTCTATCGTCTTCAAAATACAATAACTTTTCCGTAAAGTCAAAATAATCCTCGTCTATCTTATACTTTGTTTTAGCTGTCCAATTCAAAGCATCTACAAGATTTTTATCTACAAATTCTTCCGGAAAATCGCTAAAGCTAGATGTAGATGTTATTGGAATTCTAGTATCTTCGTAACCTAAAATACCACGATCAATAAAATATGTTTTATAGCCTTCTCTAAATACCAATCTATTCTTATCTTCTACAACACTAACTCTAAGCCCTAATTCAACTTTTCTAGTAAGTTGGGCATAGTCTTGTATTCTAGGATCGACAATCCTTATATTATAAGAAAGGGTATCGTAATATGGACCAAAATATGTACCACTCATAAAGCTTTTCATTCGGCGCTTTTGTACACCGAAGGTTTCTACTTCAAAGAAATTACTAACATTCTTTGCTTCAAGCAGTGACATTCCTAATTCATACCATTTTCGTCTATCACCATTTATATTGGCAAGATTATATAAGTCTCTACCTAGGGCTACTGCAAATTGATCTCTGTCAGGTGTATCAGCAAGACTCAATCTATGAGCAAACTTTAGATAGAATTGTTGTAACTCTCTGTCGCTTACTCTATTTTTAATTATAAACGGAATTTTGTAATCAAAGACGTTCCTAAGTTCTTTAGCAATTTTAGGTGCTATCTTATCTTCCCATTTATTTTTAGCTACAATATTATTTAAGAATGAATCATGTAAGTCTTGTAACTGTACTGGGCCAAGTACAGGATCAAGATAATTGTCCTGTAATAACTTTTTTAAGAAATCAGAATCCCTTCTAATTTGTGTTTCAATTGCGTCAGACACATTCATTACATCAAATTTTATCTGTCCTTGAACAACTGCTTTAAAGTTAGCCCATGGTTCTTTGTTTTCTCTATACCTGCCAAACACAATACGAAGATTATCAGTAATAACAGCTCTTTCGTTCACACTCATTCTATCTTCTAGACTATCTATAATTTCAGTTATAAACTTTTTATCTCTATCTAAAAGTTTATCACTTTCATTTACAAGTCTAAGATTATTTGAAAGAACTGCCGGGCTTGGCTGATACATACGAACATCTTCGTACCTACCAGTAACAGGGTTAAACTTAAGTTGATCCTCATTTGGCGGGGTATTAAGAACTCTATTCTTTGCACTACGTTTTACATTCATTAATGTTCCGCGATAGTTTGTCAAAGACAGAGTTCCATCTAATTCACCAGATTGTAAAAGATAATAATCAACTAAAGTTTTCTTTAACTTACTATCTTGAATCAAATCGTCAGGACTGGATGCACCCAGTTGCATTGCATCTAATTTTTCCTTAGCTAAAGCAAATCTCTTAGTATCACCTGGTATTGTGTAACCACTATCTGTTAATGTGCGGAGTTCTTTAATACCAATTGTATTGCCTTCAGGGTTTGTAAATTTATCTAAAGTCAACTGGCCCGAGTTGAATAGTTCTACTTTTTGGTAGTCACCAAGATGTCTAAGCTGAACATTCTTAGGCTGACGAAGTAGCCATTCATTGTACGACTCTCTCATTGGAGTCATACCGTCATAATATGCAATTTGATCTTTAGATAGATTTGCAAGATTTCTTTTTCTTACTTGTGCAACGCCTTCTAATTTAGAAATATCTTCCCAGGATTTAAATACAGGAACTGTTGTAGACCTACAATGAAAATGAGCGGGAGGTAGGTTAGCCTTATTTGAGATTGGATAAATTCTTCCATCTCTATGAGCACATATAGGTGTTGTTCTAGAGTCTAACACAGCAACATATTGCCAACCTTGCAATGCTCTGCTGTTAGCTTCATACACAGCATGGTCAGTTTGAGCAGTTACAGAGGTTATTGCAGTAACTGTTAATGCTTTTGACTGCATCCTCGTAATAAAGTGTTGATTGCCTCTTCTAACTTCTAAAGCAATTTCATCAACACTTTTATTATCGGCAATTCCTCGTCTTATAACTGCTTCTAATCTTTGTTTTTCATTAGTACTTAAATTAGCCCAACCGGCAGCCAATGTTTTATCTTTATACAAAGGCTTTTCTAATACGATTTCTTCTGCGATTCGTTTTTGCGGTCTTTCAGTTTTCCAAATCTTACCAGCTGCAACTTCTAGATTTTGATAAGTATAAGATAACTGATCAGTGACAAGATCTAACAGAGAACGCTTAGAAACATTAAATGTCTCTTTATGCGTTCTCTGTAGTTCTTGATCGATAGCTTCTCTTAATTTTTCAAAACCTTTTTGCGATAAATTTGCATCTCTGATAAGTTTATCTACTCGGACTTCATGACCATCCAATACTAAAGATATCTTACCATTAACACGACGCTCATAGAGCCTTATCATTGCAGCTCGATCTAGTGCTTTATCATATATCTCAGTGTTGGCGTTATTGGCCATTCTAACCCTTTCTTATTTTTTAGCAGTTCTTACTTTGTCACGTGCCTTGCTGATTAAGCTTTTAGCCTTTTCGCCATAAAATTTTGCACCTTCTGTTCCAGCCTTAACTACGAATGGGCCAGCCTGATTAGCCATATCAGTTGCTTTTGCCTTTGCTGAAGACGCCGCTGAAGACGCCGCTGATTTAGCAGTTGAAAGCATAGATGTTGCTTTGCCTTCTAGTTCTTTTGCTTTTGCTGCACCTCTCTTTTCACCAAGCGAACTCAATGATGCAAGAGCGGTGCCTGCTTTTGCTCCAAGACGTGCACCAATTTCAGCACCTTTAGCTGTATATTCTGCTTTTTCTTTTAAACCACCAGCTTTCGAACCGAGATCTGAGCCCTTCTTAATAATTGCATCTTTGTTTGAGGGAGAGAATTTAGCAACCTTAGATGCAAGATCTGCACCCTTTTTAGCGCCTTCTCTTTCGCCCTTTGAGCTTATTGCTGCAGCAGCGGATCCAAGCTTAGCACCTACTCTTAAGCCAACACTTGCACCTTTTACTCCAAACGAAGCTTTTTCTTGCATTCCCCCTAATTTTGCACCAACTTGTTGCGCGCCAGATTTGTTCTTTGCGGCATTTTGGTTTCCCATTAATGCCTTACTTAATTTTTCATTAGCCATTTTTATCTCACTATTGTTGATTTAAAAGATTATTTAAATTGTATTACTTACCCCACATCCTTTCACGGAGCTTTGACGCAGCTGCAGTCATAGTCTCCTTTGCTTGTTTAGCATAATTGACAGGATATTGATTTACATAAGACTTATAAGTTTTTACTTGATCGGCCACAGCTTTTGATTGTGCTTGTGCCTTATTAGCTGCTATATCCGCAGCTTGTGCTTTCTTTGCAGTAGTTTTAACATCACCGAGTTTTCGTCCTGGAGCCGGTGTAAACATACCTTGACTTTTCATCAATGCAGCATTTGCGTCTGATTGCAAATCCATATATTTAGAAAATTTTGTTAAAGATTCATTTTCAGCTACAGTGCTTTGTTTCTTAATATTTTTTAATTCTTTTCTTGCTTGAAAATAACCGCCAACAGAATATTTAGGCGCACCGCCAGGATCTTCAGAACCTCCACCCTTGTTTTTGGCAGCGTTTTTGTTACCTTTAAGTGCTTGACTTAATTTTTCATTAGCCATTTATAATCCTATTTAATTTAATTATTAAAATTTTTGTAACACCTTGTTGTTAATCAAACGCCCCACATTCTTCTACGAATGTTATCTTTACCTGTCTCTTCAGCCATTTTCTTACGGCTTATTACTTCTGCTTCTTCCGCTCTGTCTGCCTTATAGCCTTTGTAGGCGCCGATTGCTCCACCAACAACAGCTCCAGCAACCATTTTAGCAGGAGTTGGTGTGCCTATTGCACGCATTGCTAGATTGGATGCAACACCACTTGCAGACATAGTAGTACCAATAATTCCAGCACCAGCTGCAGCAGATTTTATTTTATCCTTAATGCTTAAACCACTGCCAGTAGCTTGAGCACCTCCGATGATACCACCAGCAGCTGTTCCAGCAACACCGTATGCTGTAGCTACTTTACCAAGACTAACAGCTTTTGCAGCTGGACTGCCAAAACCTAGGATACCAGTACCAACTGCTCCAGCTGCTGCACCTGCTGCACCATATTTAACAGTTTTGTCAACAGCTTCCCAAGCGGTTTTTACTTTTTGAGAAGTATTAGCAAAGTATTTACCAACAGTTGTTTTATTAGTTGTGTTAGCATCCGATATTGCTTGCATTCCTTTCTTTGCGTGATTTTTAGCCGCGTTTGTATTTCCTTTAAGTGCCTCGCTTAATTTCTCATTAGCCATTTCATGTTCCTTCGTTTAATTGTTGAGCGAATTGGTCAGAGCCTCGGGCCTTCATTACTGCGTCCATATCTGCTGTAATTTCTAGCTTACCAAGTTCATCATCATAATCCGGAGGAATAACATCATTTTGTTTTAGAATAACAAGCCAGACAGATCTAGGAATCAAACCGCCTTGATACCACTCAGTAGCAAGTCTAAGCCAATCAGCACCTAAGGGAATAGGATTAAAGTCAGCTGACAAACTGAATTGAATATCGGATGGCTTCAAATCACTCCCATATCTCCAATTAATCATGAAGGTTATGATTTGTGACATTGTTGCACTTACTTTATTATTAAGAGTACCTAACTGAGCTGTCTGAGCGGCATTCCTAATTTCTAAAGCAATACCAGATTGTGCGGATTCAGGACTAAGCATTCTTATACCAAGCTTTGCCATTTCTTCAATAGCAGCAGCAATAGCTCGATCCATGTCCTGCAATGCAGCAGTAGGAGTTTCTAACACCTGTGCTGCATCACCCTGTCTTAATCTAATCCAGGTTCCAAGACCGCCATCTACAATATTTTCGAAATCTTCATCAGACATATCTGAAATAATTACAGGAGTATAAGTAGCAGCACCGTACAACAAGTGATTTCTTCTACTAAGCTTATTATAGAGACTTAATTCTTTATCAATAATAGGAGATAACATTGGCTCAAGAGCCTCAATGCTACCGTTCAATGGCCAAGCTGGAATTATTTTAAGACGTTCACCATTAGACATAATAGTATTATTTATTTCGGTTAATTCAAATATTTGTTTTGCTTGTGAAGGTCTAAGAATTTGTTGTCCAGCAATAACAGGTACTTCAGTAGTATTTTCAGAACGTTGATACATTCTGATTTGATAATAACCCTCTTGATCGAAGTCATGAACCCATACGGTATCTTTAAACACCGGATGAAATTCGTTTTCAGTGTATTCTTCTTTAAAGCCTCTAACAATAACACGATCTAAAACTGTTTTACCATATTCATTTTCACGAACACGCCAATTAATAATAGACTCTGCTTTATAAATAATCGGATAAGGCTTATATGCAGCTTTTTCTTCGTTAGTAAGCATTTCTGGATTTTGAATAGAAGGATAATCTACGAAAACCCAGGCTCTACTACTTTGAACTTCTTCCCATAAAGCTGCATCTAAAAAGGATGACAATGAGCTGTCATCTCTCCCGAATTCATTCATAATCCAATTATAAATTTCAATAGGAGTGTTATCAGGCAATTCTAATACCGGCTTTTTACGAAGAAGACCACCAACAATCATTTTAGAGAATTGTGCAGTAATACCAGGCAACTCAGCTTCTGCTTTATAAAAGTTGTATTGCCGTTGAGTCATTGATGGTGAGAACGGAATTAATAAGTTAGTAAAGCCTGTTGTATCGACTACTCCATCAAACTCTTTGACAAAGCGTTCTCCACTACAGACAGCTCTACTCTTATTCCAAAGAGGTTTTAAAGATTCATAAGCTGCATTTGGATCTGCAACTGTCTTAACAGAAGCTTGGGCAGCGTTTACAACGGCCATTTATGCTCCTTAACTCTTCATTTTGGCATTAAAGTCTTGAATAGACCCAGAGAACGTCTCTAGACTGCTTGAACTAGTAGCAGTAATGCTACCATCCTCTAGTTGAACAATATTCCAATTAGAAGGACTCTTGTCTTTAAAGCCGTTATTAAAAGTAACTACTTCTACTGTAGGAGCAGGAACTTCAGCACCGTCTTCCATGTTCAAGTTAATATCAACCATTTTAAATCCTTATTTATCTGCTTTTTTCTCGATTTTGTCTAGCATATTAGTAAGACTAGTATTTAGCTGACTAAAACCATCCTTCATTTCTTTTCTTAAATCAGAGAGGTCTTCTCTTTTAACATAATTACCTGCTACTAAAACTTCAATAGAAGATAATTTCTCAGAGAGATCTTTATCCATATCTTGGAGATCCTTAAGAGATTCCCACATCACTTTCATCCACCAACCTGATAATGCGCCAGCTATCGCTACTGCTATATTAAAAAGTTGTTGTGAACCATCCATTTAGTCCTCAGTACTTAAAAGGTGAGCGTCCCATTAAGGGTCTTATATGAATCTTAATTTGGCCACTGTAATGGTGGCATTTCGGCTAACAATTCAGATACTGTAGGAATTGGTCTTTGGCCATTTTCAAATTGCTGTAATATTATATAGCAAGCTGCCCAATGTGCATCTCGAGATTGAACTGCATACTGAGCCTCTTGTTGAAACTTAACTACAGTACTAGTAGCATAGCTACAACAACTTAGAATACCATCATAGTTTCGTGTTTGTGCAAACGCATCTAATCGATTCTGTACAGCTGCTTGAAGATTTGCTTTAGCTGTTTCAATGTTTTGAGCGACTTCTTCTGTAGAACATGACAATACGCTCCAGTTTTGAGTCCAAACGCCATTTACATTTGTAGGCACACCCTCTACCAACTTATAATAAACTGCGTCATATTCCGGAATGCTAACAAATTCTACCGGAAACACATTAAAATCTTTTAGTGTTTCTGGTTCCGAAAAAGTATTGGGTGAAAAAGAAGTGTTTGGGTTGTCTTGTTGTAATTGACGCAGTGAATATGGATAAGTTACTGCACCGTTTATTACTTTTGCATAAAACATATTTTCCTTTTAAATAGTAGAATAGCCGACGTAACCAGTACTAGCGTTTCTGCCTGCAACTATTACATATTTACCATCATAATACGCTATAGAATCTCTGGTTGCAGTAGGAATAACAAAAGGAACAGGCACCTGAGACCAGTTAGTTCCGTTTTTACTTATGTAAATTACATTTTGTTGAGCGTTTGGAAATACAATAAATTTGTTGTTTAAAAATGTTATAAAATATCCAGAATTCTGAACAACTACTTTTTGTAGCTCAGTTCCAGTTGCAGCAGCAGTCCAAACAGTACCATTTGAGCTAGTGTAAGCAAAAGCTGCAGTTGTAGCAATAAAAGTATTCGCTCCATAAACAATATCTAAAACAGAATTATTGTTGGTAGTGCCGGTTGCTGCAGTCCAAGTGTTTCCATCTGAACTGTATCGTATATTTGCAATATTTCCTGCATTACCTACTACAAACTGATTGTTAGCAAAAGTAACACAGTTTGCTACGTTAGTGCTTAAACCACCAGTATTAGAAGCAGCAGCCCAAGTTGTTCCATCAGTGCTGCGTAGTATTGTTCCATTATTACCTACTGCAACCCAAGTGGAAGTAGTACCGTTCACTAATCCGTATGCAACATCATTTAAAGTTTGGGTTGTACCACTTGTGCGAACTGTGAAGCTTAAAAGATTATTTACAGTACTACTAACTATTTACCACTAACGCCAACAGCTACAAAAATACCATTACCATAAACAATTTTTTGCAGCGCGTTTGTGGTACCTGAAGTGGTTGATCTCCAAGCAACTGGTAAACTACTGGTATTGGTAGGAGTTTGTGAATATCTTATAATTCCTCCGCTGCCACAAGCCATCCAAATCGTATTAAAAGTATCAGTGCTAAACGTACCGGCTGCTACGCTATATAATCCATTAGTGATGGGATTATTACTAAATTGATTATCACCATTGTTAATAATATAAGTGCTTTGTAGTGATTGATTACTTAGAGCTATATTATATATATTGCCAACCGTACTAACAGCTATAAACTTATTTCTTGCGGCGGAATACGCAAGACCAGTAAGAGTAGAACTTGGAGTAGTTGCACCGCCAGTCCAACTTGATAAATTTGTGGCGGGCGCAGTTCTGTATAGTCCGGTTACTCCGACTGCTGCCCACAGATTGGCAACAGAACTATATTCTACATCATTAAATGTAGCACTAGTATTACTGGTACGAATGGTCCAAGTTATTGTGTCTGCGCTTGTTCTAATTAGCCCGCCAGTACCAACCACTACCCAGGTATTATTACGATAAACAACACGATTCAATTGACTTGTGGTACCACTAGTTCTAAAGGTCCAATTTAGCAGATCTGAGCTTGTTACTATCTCGCCAGCAGTACCAACGCCACACCACACGTCGTTGCCATAATCAAAGCTGCGTGGTTGTTGCATGCCTTGTTTACGAATCGTCCAGGCGGTACCATTAGTACTAGTTAAAACAACATCAAAATCGCCAAAAACAACAAAAGTTGAGTCTTGGTACTCTATTTCACGTAAATTAGTACTAACTCCACTGGTTCTAACAGTCCAAGTTCCAGCATCTGTACTAGTTACTATGGTTCCACTAGCACCCACAGCAACCCACAAACCTAAGCTTGTTACATAAGTCACATCATTTAATACGTTTGTAGTCCCGCTAGTGGCTGAACTCCAAGTACCTGTGCCACTAGTACTAGTTCTTATTATTCCACCAGCGCAAACAGCCACAAATGTACCGTTTTGATAAACTAGTCTGTTTATTTGTTGAGTTGTATTGGTAATCTGTAGTGACCATGTAATAGCATCAGGACTTGTTCTAATTACGCCGCCAATTGTACAAATAACAAATAGATTGTTAGCAAATATAGCTGCACTTATTAAGTTTGTAGATGGATTAGTACGAGTTGTTTGCGTACCCGTTAAACTTGTAGTAGTATAGTAGTTAGTAGTACTGTATCCAACTGAAACATAAGTATTATTTCCAAACAATACATAACCGGTTTGATTACTAATTGGTACTAATTGTGTATATTGAAAATTTAATCCACCATCAGTGCTGTAATAAAGGGCAATAAAAGTAGGGGTACCACTATGAGTAACAGGAATAAATACAACATTATTTGCTATAAATATATTTCTTACAACCTTTGTATCTTGGTAAGTTCATTATACTTGCCCATCCATCTATCATGGACTGGTAATCATTGTAGGCTTGAAAGTCACATGGTACTTTCTTTCCTCCTCTGTAGCAATCATCCATTGCTTTCATCTTACTTCCTTTACCGGTGTACTTTATTCCTCCAGGATTAAGTGCCTTTAACATCAACTTACTTTCTAATCCATTATTGGTAGCCTCAATAACAAAAAAGGCATAGATAACAGAGATTGGCAGATTAGTCTTTTTGTGCATGGAATAAAAGAAATCATCGTACATAAAGCCTAAGTAAATGCGTCTTAAATCTACTAATGACTTTCCTTTTAATCTTTGGAATCCAACTGCATCCATGTAGTCGTGCAGCTCATCTTTATCCATGTTCTTAATGGTATTGCCAGGAAGATTTTTCACATCAATGATAGCAGTATTTTCCTGCGGATATTCCTTTGCAGGATTAGGCGCATAGTTTTGTGCTTTGTAACTGCCTCCTGCAAAACTACTGATGTACATGGCAAGGCATAAGCCAATGCAAAGGAGGATAAATTTAAAGATGTGTCGCTTGCGAGTGATGGGAGAGTAAACTTCCCATTCAAATTGGTTTTGTTTCATACTAATTGGTTTATAAATGTTTACTAAAATGGCAAATCTTCGCCAAGGTCTAATTTACCTACTGGCGGTGTAGCGGTGTGCGGAGTAGGTTCTGCGGTAGGCTTACCTCCAAATTCAAGGCTGGTAATTCTGCAATTAATTATTCCTACAGGCTCACCATTTTTCATAAAGGCATTAACAGTGCCAGATCCTTCTGCCACAATGTAAGTGCCTTTTGTAATGAATGGATTAAGTTTAACGGCTCTCTCTCCCCAAATATTACAACCTACCCAGATCGTCTTTTCTCCAGCATTTGCACCATAAACTTTTTCGGTGTGGGCAATAGAAAAAGAGCATACTGTTGTATCTCCTACTGTCTTTAATTCTGCGTCTTGTCCAACGCGTCCAGAAACTATTAATTTTATCATAATTATTTTTTATTTGCAAATATATATAAAATTGTATAACTTTGCATAAATAATATAAAAAAATGGATGTACTAACGAAAAAAAAGAAAAGCGTGTTGTTAGATGAGGATAGTCATAGGATGCTCATTACAACACAGATTAAACTATCGGCAAAGACTGGAAAGAAGATGCCATTGGTTGAGATTATTAATTATCTATGTGCAGATTGGCAAAAAAACAATAAATGAAGGCTACTATATTCAACGCAACGTCTTTTATTACTATTACCCCAATTAGTATAAATAATATTATGTTTTTCGCAAACCTTTATTTCATTTGGACTTACTCTCATAGCGTTATTGTTTTATTACTCCTCCTCCTCCCTGCTCCTCGCTGCTCTTCCGCACCTTGTCCACGAGCCATGCAACCACTTGTGCCTTGTGTGCAGGTACATACTTGCCATCACTGTCCATGTGCAAGGTAACTGGTGCTATGCTTGCCTTCTCATGTATGGATTTCGTATCATGACATGACTTACATAGTGCTAATAGATTGTTTAAGTTATACATCGAACCACCTCGTGTGATAGGTATCATGTGGTCAACACATCCCTTGTAATCACCTGGTGTTATGTCTGTCATAATACCTAACACTATACAGCATTCACATAAGGGATTGGCACGACGATAAGCCTTGGACATCTTAGCCCATGCGTTATTGTAGCTACCTTGTTCACCAGATGGTGTGCGCTGCATCTTAGCCTTATGTATGGTACTACCTATTCCCTTGCTTATGTATGGCATCTATAGTCCTTTTAGTATCTCCCATCGCTTCTTATTAAGTAAGTCTATGTGTAACACCTCTTTAACATAATTCCTTCCTGCCTTAACGTTTGATACCTTGTCAATGTTGCCATTAACTATATCAGTAACTAATTCAATAAACTTTGCAGGATTATCATAATGTATAACACCAGGAATATTAAACTCTGGAAAGAAAGAATCTGCTAAGACAGGCATACCATTAGCGATGCACTCTATGGCAAAGATATTGCTTTTAGATTGATTAAAATCATTCCTTACTAAAGGATAGAATCCAAAGTCACCTTCTATACGCTGCATGAATGTAAAGTAAACAAACATAGATGACCAGTCAACATTATTAGCTTTCTTGTTTAAGTCATACATCATAAACTTATTTAAGCCAAAGAAAGTAACCTCTGTGTTCATTTCTAACATTTGATTAATCTCTGGCTTAATAGTATGTAAGTCGCTAAAGTGTGTAGATCCTCCACGCCATATAAACCTTGTAGGTGTATGTCTTTCCTGTACCTCAAACATTGGCATATCAGTAGGATTCCATCCATTAGGAAT